TATTATTATTTGCATAAGGTATTGTGTGTACTGGCACAAAACGCCCTGTATTTTCATCCTCTAAAGCAAAAACTATCTCTCCAAATCCTAGCCATTGGAATTGGATCTCATAAACATTACCCTTTGTTACATCTAATGTCGCCCCTGTTGGGTTACTAGTTCCACCTGAGCCATCAAACTTGTCACCATTCCATGCAGTTTGAGCGACCCAAGTATCAACACCGCCAGATCTTCTCATCACTCCAAAAGAATCACCATTAAAACCAAAGAATACGCCATTGTCATCATCTCCGGGGCCGAATAGTTGAGTTGATCCAGCAACACCAGTTGTAAATAATGCTGTGCCTCTTGCGTGTACGCCTTGTCCGGGTCTATATTTAACGAATCTATTTGTTGCGACTTTTGCAGAAGATGAAGTTGTTGCGCTTGTTTGTAGAACAGCCATTGCATCTGCTTGGGTAACAGTGCCACTTCCTGTGGTGGTCGAGGTTACTAAATCAGAGTTTATATTATAAATAAAATCAGCTTGAACAACTGGAGTTGGGTTAACAACTTCTAATTCACCAAAAGCAGAACGTGGAATGGCTACCCCTAGCTTATTGGTTACTGGCTCAATATCTACATTTGCATAATTTCCACCAACTGTTTTACCAACAATAATATTTCTACCTAAGTTCGCTACCATCTTAGGGCTTATAAAGGCATCTAATCCTAAAAGTTGACCGCTTAAGGGCTTGGTTAAAAACTTGGTATCAAAATAGAAATCTGCTTGCCCTGCCTCATCTGCTGTGAATCTATAGCGGACATAAGGTGTAAATGCTGGGGCTGAAAAAGTCTGATAACCATCGCCGCCTGTGTAGGGAATAGTTAAAGTTCTAAGTATATCAGTACCAACTTCATCTCTAACAAAATCAATAACTATAGTGCCATCAACATCAGAAAGAACATTTGTTTGTACTTGAGTATAGCCAATAAGACTTAAGACGGTGCTATCATAAGTTGCTCCATTTGCCAAGGTTGCAAAAGTACTAAATCCTAATGCATCGACTTTTATATTTACTGCTTCCCCGTCATTATTAACCCCTTGTATTTTTACGTTTCTTAATTCTGTCATCTTATATTATAAACCAATTACTATTATCACTTACTAAAGTTACTGACTCATCTTGAGCTACTAAAGCAAATGTTAAATCTCGATCAATAGTCTCGGATCCATTACCATCGATAGTAATATTGTTACTTGAGCTATCTATCTTTTTAATATCTATCTTCTGCCCTTCATTTCCAACGGCTGTATATAATGTGATTGTTATTGCTGCGCTTGTGGCATCACATAATATAACATCATCATCATTAGTGGCCGTATAATCAGCAGTCTTGGTTATTACGTTTAACCCTGCTAATGTCTCTGTGCTTTGTATAGTAACAGCGCCATTAATAGTTACTTGGGTTACTTTATACTCACCATAGCCGCCATCATAAACCACCTTTAATATATCATTAGCTTCTATGTAAGTACTAGCACCATCAAAATAGTTGGCTGTTTCTATAGTCGCTTTATTCTCAGTGGTAACATAACTAAACACCTGTGGGGCAGACCCTCTAGTGGATTGACCACCTACTGGTGAGAATGTTAGATAATTAAATGCCATTTATTTCCAATAATCAGTTACCCATCCACCTACTTCATGAGGTTTAGGTTTACCATGAAACACTACAATCTTTGTGTGTTTCTTAAATTCGTCTTTTAAATTGTTAGCTTTATAGCTCTGTACTTCAATATCACCAAAGGTCTTAACCTCTCCTTCATCTAGTAACTCGGTAATTAAGTCTTGATCTCCTTTGAGTCTCTGCATATCAGAAGTCTTGAAGCCATTGAATAGTTTGTTGAACTGTCCCATCTCCCACATCATTACACTTGAGTTGTAATCGCCCTTTCTCCACCAATCTTTTATAATGAAAAATGTTTTCTTGAAGTTGATTGTTTCTTTCTCTTCGTCTTGATTTACTTCTAATGTCTCACATCTATTAACCAAGCCATCTAACTTACCAGTGATTACTACATCTAGATCAAGATACAGTGCTCTTCCTTTGTAGACATCAGCTAATTGAGGAACGAATAAGCTTAACTTGCACCATGAATCAGCAATGGCAATATATGCTTGTCTGAATTCTATTCCTTCTATCTTGTGTAAATGAGGCTTGTCAGTAAGACAAATGAACTTATGGTCAAGGGTTAGATTTTCCTTAACCATATTCTGGAGTTTAGTGACGTAATCTATAGAGTACTTGTGGCCTGTCCATAGACAGAATACGTTTAGCATTAACCTAATTGTTGTTGTTGTCCTAATTGTGAGTCAACACCTGTTTCAGCACCAGTGATTAAGCTTCTCCTGCCTGCTCTTCTGCCTGCTGTCGCTTTTAATCTACCGCCCACTTGTTTAGCTGTTTGGGCTTCTTGTGCTGCTACTAAGGTAGCTTGTTTCTTTTGTCTGGTTTGTTCTTGTGCTAGAATACTTTTTTGTCTTGTCTCTCCTCTTCTTCCTGTTTCTGCTTGTTTCTGTGCTGCTACACCTGTTGCTGCTGCTCCTAATGCTGCTACTATTAATGCTCCTGTGGCCATAATATTTTTACATTCTCATAATGAGGAACATCGCCCCTCTCAAATCCATAACTGCTTAAAGTTCTGGAATAACCCTTATTACTTGTAATAATAAGTAATATTTCATAGCCCTTAGTTTTAGCTAAAGCCTCGAGGTGTGTCAAGAGTTTTTTTAAACTTTCTTTCCTTATGTCTGTTTTTACATCAGGATTAGCAATTACGAACTCAATCATGGCAATATTGCTATTAGTTGTGTATAACCACCCTGCACATACCTTTTGATTGTAATATTCTGTAATATATCCGTCTAATGATAACATATCCTTTGTTGGGCATCCTTTTACTCTTTTTTTAAGGTGGGTAAACCAACTCTTTACGTCTTCGTAATCTCTATCATGTTCATACTTTCTAATAAACACTCCAGTCGGATTGAGCTTGTATTTGTCCTGTATTTCCATATCGTTCTTTAAATTGTTTATTAGGTATTACGTAAGCAAAGGTTAGTGCAAGAGCATCTCCTAAATCTGGTGACTTAAGATAACGCTTCTTAATATCTATCTTGGATTCTAGTTTTAATCTTCCTTGGCTATCAAATGTGTATCTTGGTGCTATTAGGTCACTATGTATCTCGTCATTATCTTCTATCTTAACGCCTGCTTCATCTTTCAGCCACTCGCCCATCTTTCCCCACATCTCAGCACGTTTATTAAGATATCTTTCAGGCTCATCAGCTTTAGATCCAAAGTTTACACCTGTTACTACTCGACTATAATTTAGTTCTTTTAATCTGTCATAGATACCTGCCCCTATTCCTCCCATATCAACAAATACTTTATCTGGATGATATGCGTTAATCATCTGTATTATCCTGCCTGCAACTTGCATTGTATCTAATCCATGATGTAACTCATGTTTATATTGTACCCTACCATCTCTAAAGACTATAGCTGTATTATCCTTACCCATATGAGCAGGATCAACACCAATAACTAACTGATTGCCTTTATGTATGTTTGATGCTGTTCTTGCTCGTACTACTGTTTCAGGCTGAATCAATGAATCATCAGAGCTTGTTTGGAATGCCTCATTAGCTGTTGCAGGGTATTCTTGTTTGAACTGCCACTCACCACCAGTGAAGTTAGCTATCTTGTTAGCTCTCCATGCCATTTGATCAAGGTCTAACTTGTATGCTTTTTGATATGCCAAATCCTCTTCACTTAACTTAAAATCTTCTTTTGGTTTTAATTTATATTCATCTTGCCAATACCAAGGCACAAAGATTAGTTGATATTCATTCTTACCGTGCATTGCACCCATTGCCATACGGTGAAACATATTACCAATACCATTAGCTGTACTCTCTAGTATTATCTCAGTATCTTTCACATCTGCTACTGTTTGCATGATACCTGTTGATATCTCATCTGTATTCTCAAAAAAAGCAACTTCTGAACAATGAAGCATTTGTATTGTATCTGACCTACCTACCTTTCCTCCTCCTGCTGTTCCAATACCATAACCAGAATCTAATTGATCAAAGTATAACTCTTTAGCATTGGACACACCAACTGACGGTTTAATGAAGCTTGGTATATTCTCATGGTAACGTTGTGCTAACTTATATAGGTTGTTTGTAGCGTCTTCTCTATGAGTAAGGATAAATACTTTAGAGCCAAATCTTTGTGATACTTGGTGATAGAATCTACCAGAAACAAGAGTTGACATTCCTTGTTGACGGCCTTTTAAAATTATTGCCCTTACTTTTCCTGTTAATTTCTTCTGCTCTTCTAGTTTTTGATGAACGTATTGTTGGGCTTTGTTGAGAGTGAACGGTTTTACATCACCTTCTTTGGTTCTTATTTTTAGGCAGGTTTGAGCGTATAGGGGGAAATCTCTTAGTAGTTGTCTTCTGTAGTCTTCATTCATATATCATATATTAGTTAAGGGGATTGTAAGAATTAAGTCATAAATTTAAAATGCCGTCCCCTACTAACTTTTACATTCTTACCCTCTGTCAGCCCGCTCCCCTTGTTTCGAGCCTTTTATGATATAGGTTAGGTATTCTGGTGCTGGATGTCGGACTTGAACTGACAACCTGCTAATTACAAGTTAGCTGCTCTACCAATTGAGCTAATCCAGCTACTTATTATTTTAGTCTCCCACGTGTGGTGAGATAGCATAATGCCCTTTGTTTATGCGGGTTCAATATTTTCACTAATTTGCTTATTTTCAGGCGTAACATTCCTTAATGCTTCCTGATTCTCTTTTAACCAGCTTTCATACTTCTCTTTAGTTACATCAGCCGTCTCTATTTCTCTTCTATCAACCCATCCATAATTATTCTTTAAATTAAAGATTGCAGCAGTTGGATTTATCTCACCAGTTAATGCTTTTTCCTCTGTCCAATTCTCACATCTCATCTTCGCTTCTTTTATGGATTCAGAAAACATGGGGTCATCTGAGTATTGATTAAACGTCTCTTTGCTTATATTGAGGTGTAGACAAAGTCCTGTAATAGTATATGGTTTATGTATTATCCTAGTATGTCCTTTATCGTTTTTAATAATTTCTTTTTGATCTTCACATGCCATAAAATATTCATCCACACAAGCTTGAAATATTATAGGGTCATCAAAAGATTTTGGTCTTCCTTCTATAAATCCTCTTTTACTTAGTCTTGTCATTTCTCATTTCCTTTAAAGTCTCATTATATAGCTTAGTTAGGTCAAAGATTGCATCGCTTAAGCATATATTTAATATTTAAGTTAAATCTCCATCCAATACCCTATTAACCCTATTCAACAAGTTAGTATAATCTTGAATAAGACCTACACTACTAAACATAGCTACTACTTCAGGTTTTAGCAAATATTCCTTTCGCATATGTTCAATATCGATACGTGCCCTGATTGGATTTGAGAACATTTCTTTCTTTTTTGCAGTGAAGGCTTTGTCGAATTCAAGTTCTAGTTTAGTTACTGCTACTTGTCTTTCTTCTAACTTTGGATCTGTCATATTAAAATTTAATCTTAATACCAGTTGATAAAGTAGTTATGTTGTCTAGTCCTTTGGTGGCGTATAAGCCTTCAAAGTCTGTATTTAATGCCTGAGTGTATTTAGCTTTAGTTATCAATGAAACGTGCTTATGTAGCTCGATTTCAACACCAACTCCTATATTTATACCAAATCCCCTAACTTCTGATGTGCTAGAAGCATCATTATTATATAATTCTTGTGCTTCAATGTCAATGATTGATGCGCCTAATATACCTAAAAGCCTGACTGGAGCTTTGTCAATCTTTAAATTATGAACCGTATCAATATTATACATTTTTATATTTGTATTAGTTATTACAGTTATTGCTTGTCCGTTCTTTATGCCTGATGTCCATAGTAAGCCAGTACTATTATTAGCGTATTGAGCAGAATCCTTAAAGTAACTTACCTCTATTGCGCTATGCTCGTTGATTTGATAGCCTAATACTGGGGTAAATGAAGAATATTTATCAGCATAATAGTCCTTTGAGTAAAGATTAAATGACCCGTTGTTTGTCTCTATTGCTCCATCGCTAAAACTCAGAGTTGCTGCTTGCTTTTCTGCTCCTATATAGAATTTAAGGGTGTCTGCCGTATAAGCATTTGTTGATAAAACTGTTAATAGAATTGTTAATAGTATTGCCATTATTCTAATCATTTTTTACCTCTTCAACATCCATTATTAATGCTGTGTGAGTGAAGTTAAATCCATGTGTAGGCTCTTTAATTTGGTTTCTAACTAGTTGTGCTGCTTTATCTACTAATGGTTTGATCATTTCTTTATTTTTCATTTTATTTAGAATCTTTGGTTTATAAAATTAAACTTATCACCATGTGATTTTGGCATTCTTTTTACAGCTTCAATAAATCTCTTACCAGCTCCTCTGACTCCTCTTTCTATATTAGAAATCTGCTGCCTTGAGTAGCCTATCTCTTCTCCTAGTTGAGTTTGAGATAAGCCTAATATTTTCCTTATCTTCTTTAGTTCTTCTTTAGTCATTTGTTTGTTTAGGTTAATAGGTGTGGCTAACTGCCTAGCAACTATAGTATATAATATTGACAACTAGTAGTCAACATCTTTTTTAATTTAATTTACTAAGCATCTCATTAGTCAGTAAAATCAAGCTATCCTGATCTATAAACTTCTCTTCAAATGTTTTTGTTCCTATATGGTGGATTGCGTCTTGACCTCTTTGATGATGATTATCACAAAGTGACATCGTTAATAAATCACTTGCTTTCTTTCCTAGTCCCATTCCTGTTTTATGATGTGCAGTAGTTCTAGATGTTTGTTTTTGATTTAGGTATAAGCATAATGAACAAGGTATATTATGAATATCTGATAGCCTTTGTTTATCTTTGTAGCCGTTTCTCAGCTCTACTGGTGGTTTTAGTAGGTTCATCTAATCAATCAATGTAACTATAAATCCACCTATTACAAATAAGAAGAAAGGTACAAATACTAAATCAGATCTTAATGTTGCTCTCTTATCTTTTAG